GGCCCGCAGGGCCCGGCTGGGGCCACTGGTCCTGCCGGGGCTGCCGGGCCGCAAGGTCCTGCTGGGCCAACAGGGGCGGCGGGCAGCGCTGCGACCGTGGCGGTCGGAACCGTCACCACGGGAGCAGCTGGCAGCTCGGCCACCGTCACCAACGGCGGCACAAGCAGTGCTGCTGTTCTGAACTTCGCCATCCCGCGCGGTGATACCGGCCCGGCTGGTGCCACTGGAGCAGCAGGTACGGCTGCCACGGTTGCGGTCGGAACGGTCACGACCGGCGCGGCTGGCAGCCCGGCCACCGTCACCAACGGCGGCACAAGTTCAGCGGCGGTTCTGAACTTCGCCATTCCACGCGGCGACACAGGCGCCACGGGCCCGGCTGGCGCAACCGGCGCCCAGGGCCCCGCCGGCGTGGTGGCCGCCACCGCACCGCTCACCTACAACTCCGGCACGCAGACGGTGGCGATCAGCGCAGCCACCACCAGTGCCGCGGGCTCGATGTCAGCGGCTGACAAAACGAAGCTCGACGGGATCGCCAGCGGCGCCCAGGTCAACGTCGCAACCGACATCACCTACGACGCAGCGACCCGCGAGGTGCGCAGCTCGACCGGGGGCGATGCGGTCCTGCCCCTAGTCTCCACGTCTACGGCGGGCCTTGCTCCGGCGACGGGCACAGCGACCGGGAGATTCCTTCGCGACGACGCCACCTACGCGCACCCGATCGACACAATCGTTTTGGCCTGCAGCGACGAGACCACGGCACTGACCGCAGGCACCAACAAGGTGCGCTTCAGGATGCCCTACGCGGCCACGCTGCTGGTGGTCAGAGCCAGCGTGAACACGGCGCCAACAGGGAGCACGTTGATCGTGGACATCAACGAAGCCGGCACCAGCGTCCTGGGCACGAAGCTCTCGATTGATGCCAGCGAGACCAGCAGCACAACGGCAGCGAGCGCTGCGACGATCACAGACTCTGCGCTGGCCGATGACGCCGAGATCAGCATCGACATTGATCAGATCGGCAGCACCGTGGCAGGCGCTGGCCTAAAGGTCATCCTGAGCGTGCGGAGGGTTTGATCATGCTGGTTCTGTTTGACACCGAGACCGAGCAGATCCGCGACTACCCACGCGGCGATGAACTGCCGGTTGAGCAGCTCGACCCGCGCTATGTGGTGCTGCGTCGGGTGATTACTGAGCGGCCCGACTACGACCCGGCGACGAAATGGCTGCGGGAGACGCGCATCGTGGACCTGGGGGCTGGGGAGTGGCGCTGGGGTTGGGTGGTGGAGGATCTGCCGCCGCCGGTGCCGCCAGGCCCGGACTACGCGGGCTTCTACGGCGGCCTGCTGTCGAGTCAGGTCTATGCCGGCGTGGTGGCGACACAGGGGAAAACCGGCGACCAGGCCGCCGCAATGGTGGTGTTCCTTGGCGCTGTTCAGGATGCGCTCAACGGACGCGAGAACCGCCAAGCGCTGCAGCAGGCGATCTGGTTGCTGCTCGGTCAGCTGCAGCTGGGCACCGAGGGCCTAGCTGAGCTGCAGGCGTTACTGGAAGCGCATTTTATGGCCGGCATCTACAGCCTGGCGCCGATGCCACCGGCGGAGACGCTGGGGCAGGAATGGACCGACGCAGCCGGGGGGCTCTGGGTGGTGGAACAGGCACGCGGCGAGGATGGCCAGTTCCTGGCTGATGACCCGACCACTGCAGAGCGCGAGTCGTTGAGCTGGGTGCGGCAATGAGCATCATTTACATCAATCCGTATCGGTTTGGCAGGCTGTGGACCCCTGCCGCAATCACCACGGCGCTGTGGCTGGATGCGGCGGATGCCAGCACGGTTACGACGGTCAGCGGAAACGTCAGTCAGTGGAATGACAAGAGCGGGAATGGGAGAAACGCAGCGCAAGGTACGGCAGGTAGCCGACCTGCCTACACGTCTGCTGGCCAAAACGGGTTAAATACAATTTCGTTTGATGGCAGTAGTGATAGACTCAGCCTTGCATCGGGGCTAAGTCTAGGAACAGCCCATAGCATTTTTGTTGTAGCAAAAAACTCTGCAACAATAACGGCGGCATCAAGTTCTCAGGTTATCCTTAGTGGTGGCAGTTGGGTTTCGCCGTCCACTACAACATCAGAGCTCCTTCTCGGCGCTGGAAACCTTACTGGCAATTTAGCAAACGAAAGAATCTATAGCCTTGTGATTGCTGCTAGTGAATCTTTATCCGTTGCCAACGTTTACGGATATGGCAAAACCAACGCGGATGTATCAGGCGCTTTTGTCCTAGGCAGTTCTTTTACTACCACTGGCAATGCTTTTACGGGCAGACTAAATGGATCTAATGATTTGGCGACGGCCTCAGTAGGCGGCTACTTTAACACTAGCACAAGATACCCGACAATCGTACAACACATTGGTTTTAGAGGGGTTAATGACACAGTATTTTGGTCTGGCGATATTAACGAAATTATTATCACGCCCACATACCTTTCTTCGGCTAATACAGAACGCATCGAAGGCTACCTAGCCCACAAATGGGGCCTCGCTGCCAACCTGCCCAACGATCACCCCTTCAAGTCGGCAGCACCCACGCTGTAGTGTCCCCGACTTCTGCCATGCCCCGACAGCCCGAGGTCACCGCTGCTGCCGTCGCCCTGCTGGTGACCCTGGTGGGCGGCACTGTGGCGATCGAGGCGACGGAATAGCAGGCATTCATAGCCTGCCGGCATGGCAACACGACGCGAGACCATTATTCAGGCCGCTGTTGCTGCGCTCGCAGGCACGACGCAGGTTGGCAGCAGGATCTACCGCAGCCGCACGCAGGCACTGCAGCGTGGCGAAGCTCCGGCATTGATCATCGAGCCATTGAATGACAATCCAGTCAATGACGTACTGCCGAAGCTGGATTGGACATTGCAGCTACAGGTTGCGGTGTTCACGCGCGGTACGCCTGCTGATCAGCTGGCAGATCCGATCGTAGATGAAGTGCACCGCAAGCTGATCGGCAATGCAACTCTCAACGGGTTAATCAACGGGATCAGGCCAGGTTCTACCAGCTTCATGATGGTCGATGCAGACCAAGATGCCGGGGTTACTAGCCTGATTTTTGAGGTGAGGTATCGAACCTCTTTCGCTGATCTGTCGCTGAGCTGACATGGCCCAGAACCCAACGGGTGGTGGAACGTACTTTCGTGATGCAGACGGCGTTCTCCATCAACTGGAGGATGCTGAGGTCAAGCTGGATCCCGAAACCAGGCTCCTGATCCCACCCAAACGCTTGGCGCCGCAACCGCCCAAGACACCGGAAGTGCCGGTGACGACCACCGCTAAGAAGTGAGGATCGACCTGTGACCCTGAACGCGACAAAGAAGGCGATCTTCGCCAAGACTGAAACCACCTACGGCACCGCGATCTCGACGAACGCGACGAATGCCATTCTGGTGTCCAATCTGGAGGTGCAGCCGTTTGAAGGCGACCAGGTGGACCGCAACCTTGTCAAGCCGTACTTCGGCGCCAGTGACATCATCACCGCCAACGGGCGAACCAGGGTGTCGTTTGGCGTAGAGCTGGCTGGTACTGGCACTGCCCCGACCGCCAGCGCTGCGGTGCCGCATTACGGGCCACTCCTCAAGGCATGCGCCATGAGTGAGACCGCTGTGGCGAATACCGCCAGCGGTGGTGATCCATCCAATGCGTCGGTTGAATATCGCACGGTCTCGGAAAACTTCTCCAGCGTGACGATCCGTTGTAACTACGACGGTGTGCTGCATGTGGTCCGTGGCTGCCGCGGCAATGTCCGGCTGATGTGTCCGGTGGGGCAGATCCCGATGCTCATGTTTGAGTTTGAAGGGATCTACGTTAGCCCGACCGATAGCGCATACGCTGATTCGATCGCCAGCGTCAACTACGCTGGCATTGCTGATCCCAAGATCTTCAACTCGACCAACACCACTGGCTTTAGGTTCCTGAGCCAGAGCAATGTTGAGATTGATCCTTGCCTTCAGAATCTGGAGGTTGATCTGGGTAACACCGTCCAATATCGCGAGCTGGTCGGCTGCGATAAGCAGGTGTTGATCACCAATCGCCGCACCACTGGATCCGTCACGATCGATGCGGTGTTGATGGCCAAGAAGAACTACTTCGAGGCTGCAAACAACAACGAGACCGGCGTCCTGAAGTTCACCCATGGCACGGAGCCTGGTAACCGTGTGTTGTTCAGTGCACCACGCGCCAACCTGACCAGCGTGAGCTACACCGAGTCTGACAACGTGCTGCAGTACAACATTCCGTTTGTGCTGCTGCCGGATAAGGCTACTGGTGTCACGACTGGCGACCGTGAGTTTGTCCTTAAGGTGTTCTGATCCCTATGGCTTTTGTTCTTAAGCAGACCGATAGCTACGCCTGGCCTGTTCCTGTTGAGCTGCCTGCCGATGGTGGGCGGTTCAACAAACAGACTTTTGATGCGCAGTTTAAGCGACTGCCGCAGGATCGCATCCGTGACATCATGGAGAAGATCCAAGCTGGCGAGATCGACGATGACACGCTCTGCCGTGAAATCCTGATCGGCTGGACTGGTGTGCAGGATGCCAAGGGCGAGGAAATCCCGTTCAGTGAAACATCGCTGAATGTGATGTTGAATGTCCAGATGGTGGCAGCTGCTGTGGTGTCGGCCTGGTTTGACAGCTTGGCGAAGGCGAAGCGAAAAAACTAACCGACGCCGTTGAGTACTGGGCCAACGGCGGCAAACCAAAGGTGGTTGATGAACGCTTGCAGGATCTGCAGGCGATGGGTGCACCGCAGGATGTGATCGACAAGATTATCCCGGCTGAGCACTCCGCAAAAGATGCCGACTTTGAAGTGTGGGAGGAGAACTGGCTAGCGCTTGAAATGTGGCTGCAGGTTTGCACGCAATGGCGCGTCGGAATGAATGGTCCAGTTGGGCTGGACTATAATGTGCTCAGGTGGTTGTTTGAGCTGTACGACGTGGAGGATAAGCGAGCGCTATTTGAAGACCTGCAGATCATGGAAACCGCATTCCTGACACTGAAGACAGCGTGACGCCATGGCTCTGAATCTTGATACTGCGATTCGCATTAGCGCTAACTTTACAGGGCGTGGACTTGATGACGTAAGAAGGAATCTGCAAGGGCTTGCTCAGCAGACCACGCTAAGCAGGCGCGAACTTGATCGGCTTTATACCGCGACTCAGGTTCTTGGCGGAGCTTCAGGCAATACTGTTGCTGGCCTGCAAAGGCAGATTGCGGCACTGCGTGGGCTTAGAGATCAGGCTGAGTTCAATAGCAGGCAATTTAGGATCCTGTCAAATGACATAAGAGATGCTGAGCAAAGACTATCGCGCTTCACTCAAACCACAAACAATGCAGCTCGCCAAGGTAGTGGCAGGCAGGCGCTCGGCGGCGCACTGGGAACACTTGCCACCGGCGGCGGCCTGCAGGGCGCGGCTGGTGCACTGGCTGGCTCACTGGCATTCTCCGGCTCAGCTGGTGCGCTTGGCGCGGCTGCAGGGATTACAGCGATCGGCGGCATTGGCGCTCTCGCTGCCCGCGTCGGCGTTGACGCAGAGACCGCCCAGGTCAGGCTCAAGGCGCTGACTGATCAGTTCGGCGAGTATAACCAGGCGCAGGCTGCGGCGGCTAGGATCTCCGAGACGCTGCGGATCAGTACGACTGAAGCGCAGGATGGGTTCAGCAAGCTGTACGGCGCGCTTCGGCCCACGGGTGTGACACTGCAGGAGATTGAGGATGCGTTCGTCGGCTTCACGGCGGCCGCCAGGGCCAGTGGTGCAACGGCGGTCGAGAGCTCTTCGGCGCTGCTGCAGCTGAAGCAGGCGCTGGGCTCTGGCGTCCTGCAGGGTGATGAACTGCGTTCTATCCGCGAGCAGGCACCGGCAGTGGGCCAGGCCATCGCCCGTGAGATGGGCGTCACGATCGGTGAGCTGAAGAAGCTAGGCAGCGAAGGCCAGATCACGACCGACATCGTGCTGCGCGCGCTGGCGAAGCTCAAGGGAGAGAAGCTGGATCAGTTGAACGACCAGTTCAAGACAAGCGCACAGACTATTGCTGATCTTCGGATTGCAACTGAAGACTTTGGTCGCACTGTTGCGAAAGTGTTTGGCCCTACGGCTGTTTCATTGCTGCGTGGGTTTACAGAGGCAATCAGGCGGCTGAATGATGCGACGGTTGCATTTAGAGATCCAAGCGCCAGCACTGCAGCTGAAATCTTACGCAGTGGGCGCGCGCCAAACACTGCCATGGGGCAGAATGTCTTTCTACGTGGCGCGCAGCAGCTCTTTATTGGAACCAGTGGCGCTGGTGGCGTAGGCCTAACCGGTCTGGAAGCCGAGGCGCGCGATCTGGCGCGTACTCGACGGCAGCCTTACGACAGAGTGTTGTTTGAGCTGATGCAGAATCGCCTGGATCGCCTAGACGGCGCATCAGGCGGCAATGCAAGCCAACAAGCTGCCCGCGACGCTGCCACTGGAGAGCGCCAGGCTGCCAGGGATCGCGCTGCGGCTGCTGCTGCGGAAGCCGCCGAGAAGGAGGCCAAGAAGCGCCAGAAAGAGCTTGAGAAGCTGCAACGCGAGCAAGAGAAAGAGCTCAAGGCTCAGCTTGATTTCCAGAATGATCTCTTTGACATCCGCCTTAACTTCGAGAAACGCCTAGCCGACTTCCGCGAGCAGTCGCTGGATCGTGCGAAGCAGATGGAGCGCGATATTGGCGATCAGCGGCTGCAGCTGGAGCGGAAGACTGAAGAGCTGCGGCGGCGCGCCGAAGGACAGACGCAGGACTTTTTCCTGAAGCTAGAGCGCAATCGGGTTGCATCAATCGGCGGTGATACGTCGTCGCTTGATTTTGGGATCGAGATGACCCGCGTTCGGCGAGATACTGCAGAGCAGATCATTCGCAACGAACAGGAAGCGTCAGACCGCAGGTTGACACTGGATCGTGCTGTTGAAGATTACAGACTGAATGTCGCAAAAGGCATCAGGGATATTCAGATTGACGCTGCTGAACAGCAGGCAGATCGAATCAGGCAGGGTGCCGAAGATGCAGCGGAGAGGCTGCGTGAATCATCTATTGGCGGATCAGGTTCTGTTGACGGATCTGGTCCATCCGCTGGTGTGGCTCGCCTGTTGCAGGCTGCCAGCTCGAAGCTGGGCATATTTGCTGGCCAGACAGAGCGTTGCGCTGATGCCATCCGCGAGCTATTCAAGGTTGCTGGAATCGCGATCGGCACCACAAAGAAGGCATGGGATGGACTAGGTTCCGGGCCGCGCCTTGCCAGTAGTTTCTTTGGTTCGGACATCGGCCAGCGGATTAACAACAAGCGCGACCTGAGACCCGGCGACCTGGTGGGCTTTGAGCGCACCTACGGGTCATGGGGACCTGGCGTCCAGACGCACGTGGGCATGTATGCCGGCAACGGCATGATGTTTGATCACAGCTCCAGGGGCGGACTGGTCAGGCGCTCGCTTGATACGTTTGCCGGCAAGTTCATGTATGGCGTGCGTCCGTACGCACTGATGCAAGGCGGTCAGCAGCTCCCTGCCAACGGCATCCGTCCAACCGCTATCTCAGCGACGCGCAACTTGCAAGCCGAGCTGCAGCCTGCCACGCCGATGCAGCCGGTGAATGCGGCGATGCTTCAGGTGCCAGGCATGGATGGCATCAATGCTGGAGTCGCGAGCCTCCAGCAGGCGTCAGACGCAAACCTGCTTGCCGCCAATGCTGACGCCAGATCCCAAGGGCTGGACAAACTCCTAGAGCAGGATGCAGCCATCACGCAGGAGCTGGGCCAGCAGAAGCGGCTCAGCGAGCAGCAGCTGGAGGACTACCAGCGGATCCTTGCCCTGCAGCGCAGCGGCCTGAGCCCTGAGCTGGCCCAGCAGTCGGTAGAGCGTGCGCGGATGGCCGAGCGGGAAGCGACGCAACTGCAGGCGCTTGAGAATCAGACGGTGCAGTATCTGCAGCAGGCAGGGCTTACCGACGAACAGCGCAAGGTCGCGCAGCTTCTGCTGGATGCCACCCGTGCGCGCGCAACCGAGCTGCCGCTGATCACCGGCGCGCTGCAGGTTGAAGCCGCAACCCTGGAACGGCTCCGCGACTTGGAAGCGCAACGAAAGCAGCTGATTGAAGGCATCACCGGGTCCATCAGCAACGGGCTGACGTCTGCGATGGATGCACTGATCGACGGCACCGAGAACTGGGGCAACAGCCTGCGCGACATCGCCTCTGGCGTGCTGCGCGACATTGCGAAGCAGCTGGTGCAGATCTACGCCGTCCAGCCGGCCACCAAGGGCCTGCAGGGCTTGCTCGGCAGCCTGCTGGGTGGTGGTGGCTCTGCTGGCGCTGCCGCGGCTGCCGGTGCTGGCGCCAGCGTCTTCACCGCTCCACTCCTGAGCGGTGTCCCTGCGATCACCGGCGCCTTCGCAAACGGCGGGATCATGACCGATCAAGGGCCGCTGCCGCTGCGGGCTTACTCCAATGGTGGCATTGCCACCGGCCCGCAACTGGCTCTGTTTGGCGAAGGCCGGCGGCCTGAGGCCTACGTGCCGCTGCCCGACGGCCGGCGCATTCCGGTCGCCATGCAGGGCGGTGGTGGTAGCAACGTCGTGAACGTCACGGTCAACGCCGAGGGCTCCGCAGTGCAAGGCGACAGCAGCCGCTCTGAGCAGCTGGGCCAGGTCGTGGCGCGTGCCATCCAGGAAGAGATGATCCGCCAGCGCCGGCCCGGTGGTCTGTTGGCTTCGTAACCTGCAACCATGGCCACGTTCACTTACATCCCGGAGTTCCCACCAACCGAGAACAGTGAACCGCGCGTGCGGTCTACGAAGCTCGGTGATGGCTATGAGCATCGAATCAGATTCGGCCTGAACACTGATCTCAAGGTGTGGGATCTTGAGTTTCGCCGGCGTGACAACACCGAAACCGGGCAGATTCGCGACTTCCTGAATGCCCGTGGCGGCGTTGAGTCGTTCACCTGGACGCCACCCTTCTACAACGCTACTGCTGGCCAGTGGATCTGCAAACGCTGGAGCATCAGCGCTGAGGCGCACAATATCAACAACATCCGCGCCACGTTTGAGCAGGTGCCGGAGCCGAGCTGATGAAAAAGGTTATCTCTGATCTGCAGACGGTTGCGCCATCACAGATCATCGAGCTATTCGAGCTGAAACTAAATGCCAGCCTGCACGGTAGTGGCACGACGTATCGGTTCCATGCTGGCGTCAACGCGAAGTCAACAGCAACCGCCATCACCTGGAACGGCAACGCCTACCAGGCCTACCCAGTGGAGGCCGAGGGCTTTGAATACAACGGTGAAGGCCAGCTGCCGCGGCCGAAGCTGCGTGTGAGCAACCAGCTGGGCCTGATCACCACCATCCTGATCCAGGTCAACACCAGCACTCCCGGTAACGACCTAGTTGGTGCCACGGTAACGCGGATCCGTTGCCTGGCCAAGCACCTTGATGCGGTGAACTTCACCGGCAACGTCAACCCATACGGCACGCCAGACCCTACGGCTGAGTTCCCGCGCGAGGTGTTCTACATCGCCCGCAAGACTCAGGAGAACCGCGACATCGTGGAGTTCGAGCTGGCGGCAGCTTTCGATCTGGCCGGCATCCGTGCACCACGTCGCCTGTGCATCGCCAACCTGTGCAACTGGGTGTACCGCTCGGCCGAATGCGGATACATTGGCGAAGCCTACTTCAATGCCGACGATAGCCAGGTCGGCAGCTCTGCGGCTGATGTCTGCAGCAAGCGGCTATCAGGCTGTGAAGTTAGGTTCAGTGCTGTGACATTCAACGGTGGAGTGACCAACGGCAGCACAACCGTCACGGGTCTGACGACCAATCAGCTGGCAAGGATCAATGTCGGTGATCCGATCTTCGGCCATGGCATCCAATCAGGTGCCACCGTCGCCAGCAAAGGCAGCAGCACTCTGACGCTTAGCCAGGCGGCGAACTCATCCACGGTGCTGACGAGAACCGCCACGCTGTCAGCGACTGGGCTGACACTGACGTTCACTGGTGCTAACAATGAAAACAGCCCTAATAACCTTCGGCCCGGTATGTTTGTATCTGGCGCTAACGTGCCCGGTGGCACAACCATATCCAGTATCTCAGGTAATACCGTCACCCTTAGCATCACCTACAACCCAGATGCTCGAGGCACATCGAAGACAACATCTGTCCAGGTTGAGAAAGGACTGTTTGAGGTTTGGATCGCAGACAACCCGGCCGATGCGCAGGTCAACGACTACGCCGGCAACCAGTCTGGTGTGACCACTACGCAGCCGCATGGAACCAACGTTCTTGCTGGGACGCGCGTTGTTGGCAAGGACGGCGATCGACTCACGCTCAGCACGCGCTCATCGTTTGATAATGGCGCGACCTTTACCGCCATCTTTTGGCAACCCAGATCATTCACCGGGTCAACCTATACATTCACCGGATCAGGTGTCTACACCGTCCGCGCTAACAACAGCCTGCCATTCGGGTCATTCCCTGGTGTCGGCAGCTTCTACGCATGAACGACGTATCACGCGCCCTGGCACTTGCGCACGCTAAGGCCGATGCGCCACGTGAAGCCTGCGGCCTGCTGGTGGTCATCAAAGGCCGTGAGCGGTACATGCCGTGCCGGAACCTTGCGATCGGCACCGATCAGTTCATCCTGGATCCTGCGGACTGGGCCCGCTGCGAAGATGCCGGCGAGGTCGTTGCCGTGGTGCACAGCCACCCGATGACACCACCAGAGCCGAGCATTGCCGATCGGATGGGCTGCGAACGCAGCGGCCTGCCGTGGCACATCGTCAACCCCAGCACTGAAGCATGGGACAGCTGCGAACCGACCGGCTACGAAGCGCCGTTGATCGGCCGGCCATGGGCGTGGGGCATCTCTGACTGCTACGGGCTGGCGCGCGACTGGTACCGTCAGCAGTGGGGCTTGTTGCTGCGGGACTGGCCGCGTCCGGCGGATCCAGTGGAGTTCTGCCGGGCGCCGATGTTCGAGGCCTGCTGGGCGGCGACTGGGTTTCGTGAGCTACGGGAAGACGAAGACCTGCAGGTGGGTGATTTCCTGCTGATGGCAATTGCATCGCAGGAAGTGAACCACTGCGCAGTGTATATCGGCGATCAGCTGATCCTGCATCATATGCAAGGCCGGCTGAGCAGCCGTGATTTATACGGCGGCTGGTTCTTAGCCTGTACGGGACGGCGGTTACGCCATGCTTCGCAGGATTAAGCTGTACGGTCCGCTTGCAAAGTTCATCGGCCAGCGGGTGTTGATGGCGGATGTTGCCACCGCTGCCGAAGCCGTGCGTTTTCTGGTGGCGAATTGGCCGGACGTTGAGCGGCACATGGGAGATCATCACTACCGCATCACGGTCGGCGGTGACGAGCTGGAAGCCGGCGCACAGCCTGAGCAGCTGCACTACCCAGTCGGCCGCGGTGAAATCAGCATTATCCCGGTCGTGGCCGGCGCTGGAGCTGCCGCGCGGATCATTGCTGGCGTGGCGTTGGTGGCGCTGGCCTTCGCCGGGCCAGCTGGGTTCTTTGGTGCTGCGTTTGCTAAGAACGCGCTGCTATTTCAGGTTGCAGGCGCCGTCGGGTTCTCGCTGGCCCTTGGCGGCGTCGCGCAGCTGCTCACGCCTGTGCCGCAGACGCAGAAAGACGAAGCAGACCCGCGTAAGTCGTTCTCGTTCAGTGGCATTCAGAACGTCAGCCGGCCTGGTGTGCCGGTGCCGATCATCTATGGCGAAGTGCTGGTGGGTAGCGTCGTGATCTCTGCTGGCATTGACATCACGCAGGTGTCAGCATGACGCAGCTGATCGGTGGTGGCGGCTTTGGCGGTGGCGGCAAGGGTGGCGGCGGTGGCGCTAGGACACCAAGGGAAGCGAGCGATAACTTGGAGTCAACAAGCTATGCCATCGTTGTTGACCTGCTAGGTGAAGGCGAGATCGAAGGCTTCTCGACGCCATCACGCGCCGGCCTGAATCAGGGTACAAGCGCTGCCGCTTTTGCGATTCTCAAGGACATTTACTTTGACAATACGCCAATCCTGAGCCCAAACGCGAGCAACAGTTCGCCGTCAAGCTCGGACTTTAACTTCAAGAATGTTCAGGTTGCGCCGCGCTTTGGAACCAAGAATCAGGTACGTCTACAGTTCGGCGACGAAGTCCTGCAAGAGTTTGGCGTTGGCTTGACGATTGAGAAGGATACGCCGATCACGCGCACGATCACCGACACCAATGTTGATCAGGTGCGGATTGCCCTTACGGTTCCGCAGCTGCAGGAGATTGAGAACGATGGAGACATTGCCGGTTCGGAAGTTGAGTACCGAATTGAGGTGCAGTACAACGGCGGCGGGTTCAACACTGCCATTACCGACAAGATCAAAGGCCGGACATCCGATCAGTATCAGCGCGATCACAGGATCGATCTCCGCAGCCAGGATCCGAGCAACTTCCCAGTTGACATCCGTTTACGCAGGCTGAGCAATGACAGCGACAGTGCAAAGCTGTCAAACAGCCTGATCTGGACAAGCTACACCGAAATCATCCAGGCGCGGCTGAACTATCCGCATTCGGCACTGGTGGGCCTACGGATTGATGCGCAACAGTTCAGCAGCATTCCGCAGCGCACATACCGGGTGCGTGGAATCAAAGTCAAGATCCCAAGCAATGCCACTGTTGATAACAACAACGGCAGGCTGACCTATTCCGGCACATGGAATGGCACGTTTGGCGCTGCAAAGTGGACAACGGACCCAGCGTGGATCCTGTACGACCTGCTCACGAATACCCGCTACGGATTCGGCACGCATGTTGATGCCACCCAGCTGGATAAGTGGGCTTTCTATTCTGCGTCGCAATACTGCAGCGAGCTGGTTTCCGACGGCTTTGGTGGCACGGAGCCGCGCTTTACCTGCAACGTCAACATTCAATCAGCAGAGGAAGCCTACAAGCTCGTCAATGATCTCTGCTCGGTCATGCGAGCGATGCCATTTTGGAGCGCTGGCTCGCTGACGATCTCGCAGGATAAGCCGGTTGATCCTGCCTATCTGTTCACGCTTGCCAACGTCACAGAAGAAGGCTTCTCCTATTCCGGAAGTGACGTCAAGACCAGGCCTAATGTCGTCGTCGTTCAATACCTGGATCTTGACGCTCGCGAGACGGATTACGTTCAGGCTGAAGACGAAAAGGCGATCGACCGCTACGGCATCATCCGCAAGGAAGTTACAGCCTTCGCCTGCACCAGCCGCGGCCAGGCAGCACGGCTTGCCGACTGGCTGATCTACAGCAGCCAGTACGAAACCGAGGTGATCAGCTTCACGGCGTCCATTGAGGCTGGCGTGGTGGTCAGGCCTGGTCAGGTGATCGACGTCGCCGATCCGGTGCGCTCTGGCTCCCGCCGTGGTGGTCGCATCGTGGCCGCTACGTCCAGCGTGCTCACGATCGACAACGCAGCCGGCCTACCTGGCAGCGGGACGGTCTCGGTGATCATGCCGGATGGCACGATTCAATCCAAGAGCTGCACGCGCTCGGGCGTCACCCTGACACTGGCGTCTGCACTGAGCGAAGCGCCAACAGTCGGCAGCATCTGG